CCCCCCCCCTTTATATATAAAAACCATGGTGACTGCGGACCGGAGTCGGTTAAACTAACCGGAACTCCGAACTCCAAGGCCGAGTTTAGCCGAGATCCGAGGGTTACACAAAACTCGCCACAGTCCGCCACCCAGAATTAAACTTCCCCTTCATGCCATGGCTCGCACGCGCCGCCACCGCAAGAAACGCCAGGTCTTTTCCGACCGCCAGAAGCAGGCTATTGAGCGCATCGCGATCAAACCTGCGGAGACCAAACACATGGACCAGAGCTGGACGATCAACTCGCTTCTCGTCACGGCCGGTTACATTGGCGGTGAGACCTTCGCGATCCGTGGGTCGGTTTTCAACCACATCCCGCGTGAGAACAACTCCGTCACGAAGAGTGAACACACGTACATTGGCAATGAGATAATGATGCGGGGGTTCCGGTGGGAGTTCATGGGTTATCCGGTTGTGCCAAACAACACCCCGGATATTAAGTTTAGATTCACCGTGTACGATGATCCTATCCCGTACACTACCCTACCGGTCACTGCTGGGGCAAGTGGCATATTTGATGGAGATTTCATTAATGTGCCTACGTGGGCGCGTTGGAACCCGCAATCTACCAAGATCCGGTTCCAACGCCACTTTACCGTGAACCAATCATCGATTGGTGCAAGTAACATCCATAAGAAGTACTATATCCCAATCCGTCGCAAGCTTACAAGTGCTGCGGAGGAGTCAACCGCTTTGAACACCTTCTTCGGCGTAGCGAAGCAGGAGCAAATTTATTGGGTGTTAGAGTGTCTCGCGCCGTCATTTACTGCGCTTGATACTCAATTTACTGGATATGTACAAAGCACCGTGTACTTTAAGGACCCCTAGGGTCCCTACGAAGTAGGGAGCCGCGGGTTGTACCCGTGCGGCGGGCCCTATTGTGTCGGAGACGGGAAAAATGGGATAAAAGTATAGTTTATGTTGAGGCCGCCGGCAGGCGCACGAAGGGAAACTTTATTCAATATACATTTTATTCACTATATCTACTTGGACACAATTATCTCGATACCACGCGCGCTCACTATCTAACATAACAAAATTCCCCTTTGCGTCTCTGGCGGTAAAGGGGTCCTTTTCCGGATTGCAAATCCAAATACATGGTTTTCCCCACCTAGCAACTCCTTTACGCCACTTATCCGTGTGCGTAAATTCTTCCTGCGCACCCCAAATTGCTTTGCGCATTCCATGGAAGAAATCAAAGTCAAAATCGTCTAATATAAGATAGTCGGCGGTATCGTCGAAGCTATCTGATCTCCACAATCCGCACATGTAACTATAACGTCCGAGTGACTTCGCCCACACGGTCTTACCAAGTCGCGTCGGGCCACGGAGGCATAGGGTTTTCGGACGGTCCGGCTTCGGCTAAATAATTAAACTAAATCAGAATCAATTAAACCAAGGGAGGTTCGTGTGAACGAGCCGGAATAAAACTAACCTCACTGAAGACTTCTGCGCACCACGCATCCAGCTCGGGAGGAACGATGAAGCTAGCTGCGTCATAGACTTTTTGCGGGGCAACGGGCGCTTTGTAGTGCGTGGACCCGTACTTGACGATTTGGTCGTTGCGGAGGACCCACTCTTTAGGCTGGTGGAGTCGGACGAGCTGGTAAAACTGCTCTTCGGACTCTGCGGTTGCAAGTATTCCTCCGAAATCGAGGCGTCCTGACGTCGTAGTGTAGGGGGGTACGTCTCCTCTTGTATCGGGTTCAATGATATAGTCACACGCTTTGAGCTTGTGGCTTTTGATTGTGTGTTGGTCCTCTTCAAGCCGCTCCGCCCCCTTCCTAATGTAGTGGCGCCGGTTGACAAGGTCGACGGTGGCATTCTTGATGGGGATAAAGTTGGGATGGTATCCTTGGAAGTCGAAGGCTGTAACGGCGCGGCGTAGGCGGGACTCGAACACGACAACGATGTGGTAGTGGATTCCATCGATTTGGTGATTCTCTTGTACGATTTCTAGCCAGCAGGGTGCTATGTCGGCGATGAAGTTTGCGAGGTCGTCGATATCGAGATCGTTGGCTTGAGCGTAAGTCAAAAAGTATCTTTGACCGTCGAGAGAAGGTTCACGGCGCGGCATTTTCAAGGGGGGGCGGGACGATGGCCTATGTAAGATTCTATAGGCCATCAGTCCCCTCCCTCCCCCCCCCTTTATATATAAAAACCATGGTGACTGCGGACCGGAGTCGGTTAAACTAACCGGAACTCCGAACTCCAAGGCCGAGTTTAGCCGAGATCCGAGGGTTACACAAAACTCGCCAC